AAGAAATTCTAGTGCTGTTTTTACACCGGGTCCCGAAGGTGAGCAGACTATTAGTCCTCTATCTATTTCATCAATATAATTTGAACCACCCCTTCTTTTAGAGTCGGAGATAGATGCACCTGTAACAAAAGTTCCAGTTAATCCAAAACCACTTATTGTGCATAGTTTTCCTACCTCGTCTTTGTCTTTATATAGTTCAGGATAAAAACTTAGTCCTATATCTTTATCAAGAATGCAAATTGCTATATCGTAGTATCCAAAAACATTGTCCTTAAAAAGCTCATGATAAACTACTGTTGGCGCTAATATTTTCTTTTCGTTTATGCTAACGTAGCAAGACTCACAGTTCTTGACAACGTGAGCGGCTGTAACTACAATATTTTTACCTATAGCAACACCAGAGGCACAGAAACTTGATCCGTTCTCATATTTACCGCATACCATGCCCACGTATGGGAATTTTTCTCCAAAATCTAGATACTTCTCATCTGGAGTGTTTGGATCTATTGTTCCGGCAGAAGCACTGATAATAAAGGATAGGGCCATAACCAATATGTATAATAAAAATTTCATCTGGCACCCCACTATTTATAAGGTCTTTTTTTTACCTTACTAAGATACACCTTACTATCATTATGAACATCTTTATTCCAGCTTTTATAGTCCATTAGGTGTCCAACTGCAAGATGACAGTATTTGTCGCAAAGAGTTATTAGATTTGATGGATCAAGTTCTCTTTCGGGATTAGCGTGTACCGGTTCTATATGATGTACTTCTAGACTATCTGTTCTTCCGCAGGCAGCACAGTATGGGTTATTTTTTATATGTTCTTTTCTGACTTTGGGCCATGAGGGCGATCTTTCAGCATACCTTAGCTTTTTGCTAAACCAAAACATATATCATAATACTTTTGAGGCTATTAAGCACCCTTTGGATACCGCATGAAGTGGGTCTGTCGCGTGTCTGACTACCTTAATATTCAGAGGAAAGCCATTATCTTGTAATTTAGTAGTAAAGATATCAATATATCCTTTTGCTTGAGATGTTCCACCAGCAACAACAATAGTCAATGGCTCCTTAAACTTAGGCAAAGACTTGTGGCCTTTTAGCGCACTACTAAGTTGTTTTGTTGTATAATCTATTAGTCTTTCGTAGTATGCTGAAACTGCTGCCAATACTTGATTCTCTACTTGTTGTCCAATTACAAAATCGCCACCCTCCTTCTCTGCTTGAACAACACTGTCTGGCTCGCCAGTAGCGACAGCACTCATTCTATCTATCCAGTCTCCACTTTTCGTAGTACTAAATACTACTGTTGGTTCGCCATTAAGCATTACGCAAACATTCGTCATACCAGCGCCGCAACTAACTCCAATACCAGTATAATCCTCATTCTCTAATTCAGCATAACACAGCGCCTCTGCTTCATTTATTGCTCTTGCTGAATAGCCGCACTCGCCTAAAATTGTTTTGACTACATCTTCATGATACCCAACGTCAAAATCTTCATCTTCTTGATCCACTGGTTGTGCTGGCACACAAAAGACTATTTTTTCGCTGGGCTCTGATGCTTCACCGACTACCTCTTTTAGAATAAAGGCCAATATTTTTTTAGCATCCTTTTCTTTGGCAGAGACTACTCCTTTGTGCATAGGTCTCTTTGCCGTATCATTTCGTTCTATCGCCTTCTCTATGGCATCCTTCCCAAGAAGAATAAACGAGTTGTCAGCGTCTTTTATAAAAACTTTGCCCGACAACCCCTTTTCTATCATTTTAGTTGCTACGGGAGTGGTGGGTCTTATGATATAAAATGCGTCTCTAAAATCCTTATACTCAACATTACCATCAGTATTTTCGCTAGAAAGCACAATATAACTTGTACCAACATCTAATCCCTTCGCCATTTTTCACCTCTTCATATTTTTTAGTTTATCTATAGACGATTTTATATTTTCGTTAGATTGTTTTTTTTCTCCTAGATTAGAATACTTTTTTTCTAATCCAGCAGTACTAATATCGACCACATACTTGGTATCATCAATAGATACCTTTTCTTTAGTATTCTCTTTCTCTTTTTGAAAGAAAGATTTTGGACTACTATTAGTTACACCCTTATCTTGACTAATTCGACCTAGAATATAGCCTATAATAGTGCCAAAAAGACACAATATAATTAGGATTAGTAGTATTAGGGAATTTTGATCTATATTTATGGTCATTTAATCTTACCTACAACTCTACCCTTCTGTGTTCTATGAACAAACCCTTTTCTCATCAAATAGGGTTCTATGCTATTCTCAATAGTTTCAACCGCGATACCAGTTAATGATGAGATTGATTTTAGTCCAAGGGGTGTCATTCTAGATTTCTCTAGAACACTAATATACAATCTATCATACACATCCAAGCCATATTTATCTATGCCTTGTATATTGAAAATATCATCAACAGAAGAGTTGTCGTTGTGACAAGACTTATAATTTTTATACCATTGTAGTCTAGCATTTAAGATTCTTGGTGTTCCCTTGCTTCTTTTTGCTATTTCCAAGAGGTCTTGATCGCTTATGACTATTCCCATTTTTTCTGAATTCGACCTTGCTAGTTTAGCAAGATCATCGTCACTATAGAAAGACAAATGTTCTTTGATAGTAAATCTATCATAGAATGGTTGACTTAGGCTTCCTCCACTTGTGGTAGCGCCAACCAAAGTAAACATTGGCAAGTCTATTGTCTCTGGTTCATTCTCTACCGTTATACTGAGGGTGAAATCCTCCATTACCGGATAAAGAAATTCTTCCACTAGTTTCGGTAATCTATGTATTTCGTCTATGAATAAAACTGATCTTGGGGATATTCCCACGAGATATGGCAATATATTTTTTACGCTGCGTAGATTTGCCGCGTTTGCAGTATAGAGATTGACGTTTAGTTCGGTGGCAATAGCACTGGCTATGGTCGTTTTACCAAGGCCAGGAGGGCCGTCGATTAAAACATGAGGCATCACGGAATCTGTGTTTTTACAACCCACCACAGAGACCCGTAGACGCTGTATAACATCGTCCTGACCAACAATATCCTCAAACTTAGACGGACGAATCACGTTCCTCGTCATTATTATTTTCTCCCAATGATTCCAATGTTTGTTTAATTAGTGAGGCACAATCATTTGTCGGATTAGAACTAAAACTATTCCTTAGCAATTGTTCTGACTCCGACTTTGTAAATCCATATCCAACAAGTATTTTAACACACTTATTCAGGGTGTCAATGTCCAATTCTTCCTGTCTTGCTATATCCGACAAGTTTACAAAATGCTGCTTCTGAGGTTGTTCGTCTTGCTGCTTTTTGGGTTTTTGTCTGTATACTATTTTTACATTAAGCACTCTCTTTGGTTTGAATATTCTTCCACAGTCACAAACAACCTTAAAGTCTTTTGTTTGAGTCTCTTTTAGGGATAGCCAATGGGTATATCCGCAGTCAGGATTTTTACAGACGTACCTTAGATGGGCGTCTATTTCAATCGGTTTCTGGCTTTTGATTATCTTCTTTTTCATTGTTGTCTTTTATCCAAAATACGAAATCGTTAGATTCGCTATCATAAGCACTCTCAAGAACCCCTCTATTAACCAGACTATTCAAAATATTACTAACCATTCTGTCGTTTAGGGATTCTATTACTTCGGTCATCAGATCGTCATTGATGAGATATCTCTCTTCTTTTGTTGTTTTGTTTTTTTGTTTTTTTACCACAGACAATACAATGTGTCTGGACTCGTCTTGACCTAAGATCAAATCCATTTCTTTCATGTTATCTGGAGACATATTTATCAGTTCTTTTTCAAGACCTTCGGCACCATCACCATTTTCACCGAAAGAACTAAAGACCAACTTTCTTGCTGTTTTAATAAATTCTTCTATGTCAGATATAACATACCACTTACTCATTTTATCTCCATATTTATTTTGTTAGTTGAGAATATCAAAAAGTCCCTTATAATAAGATGGTTGCTTTATAAAATAAGCAGCATGATTTTGTATATGACTAGTATAACTATTCAGTAACTTGTTTTCTATGAAATGCTTATACTTATATATTGGTTCATTATACTGATTGTTCCCCAAATACAGGAGAGAGTTTCCTCCACTCACTGTATTGGAGACCCAATCAGTCACAGGTAACTGAACAAACGGAAAGCCAGAGATATTGTTTATACTACTCAAGTCATTAGTATTCGCCGGAGGATTATTAATAAGGTTGTCTATCATCTTGTGAACCCATTCTGATATAGGCCCGCTGCTTACGTCAAACTTAAAATAAAACTTATTCCAGTCTGATTGTTGCTGACTCTCATCGTATTCGTGACTATCATCATAATCATCTCCATAATAGTCTTCATAATCATCATATGGTTCGTACATATATTATCCAATACAAAATTTATCACTAATTTGAGCAGCAAGATCCTTGGCGGAACTAGCCAAAAAGCGATTGTTACTAAAGTATAGTGCCGTTGACGCTTGGTTTAGGTACTCGACCACGGTTTTTAAAAGTTTGATCTGTGACCCATCAAGGTTTATATCCTCGTCTGGCAGAGCATCGTGTGCATCTTTAGACCCGTCCTCGTTATCTACAAGCCTGTTACCATAAACAGACTGAACAGGCATGGGATCACCATAAGTCCTCATCTGATTCAGAATATCTGTGGCAACACTTACCGATACCGGAACACCAGTAATATCAGACTTTTTATAAGCCTTAGCATATTCCTTGAACCATTCGTCACTAGTCTTATTAGCGATAAGATTAACAACAGCAGAAACACCATCAAGAGCCTGTTTAAGATGTTCAATATTTACTGGATTGCCGGTTGATCCAGACAAAATGCTAGTAAAATAAGGTTGCTTCCCCTCCCAGGCTTTTCTCCACCAAGTATATGGGATTCGATAAATCTGATTGATTTTAATGGCTCGGGCATCACCCTCAAAGTGGTTTACCAGTTTCTTTTGAATACCATTCCAATAAGTCTTATGAGGACTATTAGTATTTGGGTTTAGAATCCAATAGCACTGATAGCCATTGCGGGTATCGACAACCCAACTTGGCTTGACAGGGAAGTTGTTAATCTTATTCAAGAACTCTTTCTTCTTTTGCATAACAATACTAGGCTTGAAATAAGACCCTTGATCGTCTCGTCCAGCATCCATATCAACAAAACAAGCACGAATCCTGCTAATAGCATATTGCTTGCGTCCACCATTAACATAAAAATAAGCATCGGCACCTTGACTATCATTTGCGATAGCGACAGTAGTAAGATGATCCGTATGATTCATGCTACTGATCTTCTTGCGAGGATCACCATTATAACAGAAAATATGCTGACCACCAAAAGAAGCCAGAAACTTATTTCTCAATGCTATCTGAGTATCTGTTCCAATAGCACTATGAGTCTTATCGAACGGATTAAAAGCCAAAGTATCGCTAAACATCTTTTTTCCTTTTTCCAAACCGCTAACTACATTTTCGATATTGGGATAGTGAACATCGCTATCAAGAGCAATATCTAAAAGATGGCCGAGAGAATCGAACCCTCGTTATTAGCAACACAAACTATTAGATGCTGCCAACAAGACCACTCGCCACCTTGACTATTAATCAATACTGATTGTCATAATCTTCATCATCATAGTCTTCTTCTTCGTCTTCTTCGTCGAACTGACCCCAATAACTTTCATCATAGTCATTAAGATAATCATCCTCGTCATCCTCATATTCATCCTGACTAAAATCAGCCGAATAAAGAGGCTTGAGTAGTTCGCCTTCGTATTCCCCCACCACTTCATATCGACAGGTACGAAGTTTTTCACAATTACAGTCGCTTGGAACACTGACCACATCCTTGGGATTGATTTTAACAATCACGATACGATCACCGCTTTCCACGCTACCATAACCAGCAACATAATTTAATGCACCAGCATGGAGACCATCGGAGCATCCACGACTACGATTATCGTCTACCTTTGCTCGTTGCATACTAACAACCTTACCAACACTATTGTCAAATACCCCGCGGTACTTATCCTTATAATCTGAACGAACAGCCTTATAAGCGAGGAAGTGGCCATCCTCTGTGATCGGCAGATGCTCATGCTCCAAGAAATCATACAGTTCCTTTTGGCTCTGCATACTTGGATTCTCCATGAGATTGTTTAGAAAAGTCACAAGGGGCTCAAAAGGCAGACCCTTACTCATAAACTCAAGGATTCTCTTACTAATACTACCGTGAACAACCTCACCCTCATAAGTAACCTGTCCATTCTTGATCTCGACCAAACCATCACTAAAATTAGCAACAGCCTTTTCTACATCAACAATATCCAAAAGTTCCTCTGCCGTTGCTGTTGGCAGAGCCTCAAGGATCATCTTATAGTTGATATGATCCGGCAACACCTGATAACTCTGGTTATTTAGAACCAGCGTCAAATTACCATCGACAAACATAAACGGAACAGCCATTTTTAATTCTCCTATTACCTGTGAAATTACTTAATCAAACTACTCAACTGAATCTTGAACAAATCCACATTGTCTTGACTCATTTGACTAAACCAATCTTTACCATTATTATTGTAATAACTATTTCGCTCATCAAGTTGATTGATCGGGTTCTTGTTAGTTTTGAGTTCTCGCAGG